CTGAACGATTTCATTCAGCAACTGAATGGCGATTGCCCGCTGGCGTAGTTTGACATCTTCTGCCACCAGCCCGGCGAATGCCGCCGGATCAATGTTCCAGCCCTTAGCCATATCACGCCCTCCGCAGTTGAATGGAGTACGCAGCGCCAGCAGAGTCGGCAGAAGCGGTGATGACCTCGTAGCGCTGAAGCTCACCCGTAACCGGATCCGGTGCGGTGATGATATGCCCGACGGCCGGCTTATCAGTCACCTCGTTAACCAGTGCGGTTAGCTTCACATCACCATGCAGAATGTTAACGCCATCGATACGGCGCAGCTTATAGCGCGCCAGCACTCCACGCCCCGAGTAAGTCACCTGCGTTTCAGTGCCGGTTTCCGTCACCGGGTCCCAGGCCCCCCGAACGGTATATGACCCAGTGAAATCCTTAACGGCATCCTGCAGGTCGGTATCGAATGCCGCGGCGACTTCGGTTTGCAGCTCGTCACGAATGCCCATTGCACCCACCAGTACGCTGCTGAGGTTTAACGATCACTGTACCGTGGAGTTTGCGGGTATAAATTTCGCCATTGCGCTTAACCCGCAGCGGGAGCGGAGCAAACTCTACAACACCCTTTGCCTGGTTTGCGTAAACGACATGTCTGATCGGGTTTCCATTCACAAACACATCGCGGGGGCCGAGCCCGTCGCCGGCATAATGCACATATGGATTTTGCATGTTACCCCCTTACCGCCGCTCAATATGAGCATGGATAAAGTCGGTTTTAAGCGACTCCATAGCGCCAACCATCACATAGGGGCGTCCACCGTTATGCCAGCAATCAATCGCGTTACCCTCATCATCAAGCAGTATCACTGCGACACTGTGGCAGCCGCCGTTTTCGGCTCTCTCCAGAGCCTGTTTCAGCAGGCTAATAACCTGGTCGTTATCGAGGCTGTGATGGCTGGGCTTTTGAAATGTGACCACCTTCAAATCGGACATATCACGCCCTCACAAAGAACGTCTGGAAAGGGTTAATCATCCACGGTTTGAGCATATCCAGCGCCAGCTGCAAATCAGGATCGAGTAATTCAGTGCTGGTGGTTGAAAGCTCGGCAAAAGTGCGGGAAACCTTCACATCGTCGGCCTCAACGCTTTTGCTCGTCACCACGCCGGAATCTGTTTTTTGCTGATACAGATTGCCTGCAGCGGCTACGGAAGCGATAAACGCTCCGGCTTGCTTAACTTCTTCAGGAATATGCTCCGGGTCGATATCCTGAAGGTTAAGCGCCGTCATCCAGGTGTTTGCCTGGAGCACGGCTTTAACCTTTTTGTCGGCGGCAGCCCAGGTATCCCCCAGCAACTCGTCAACGTCCTGGATTGTTATATAAACGGTCATCGGATCCTCACCAAAAGAAACGGGGCTTTCGCCCCGTCAGTTAACCACCCGCTGGAGCAGTGAACGCGATCGCTTCAGTTGTTTTCACCACGCCGTCAACGGTAGCCGTCACCGTGAAGGAGCCGGCCGTAGCAGAGGTGAGTTTCACCGTCGAGCCACCAGCAGACCCTGTCTGTGACGTCGAAGCACTGAGTGTGCCGCCTGTAGACGTCCACGCCACAGATGCCCCGGAGACTCCTGCACCATTTCTGGTGTACTTGAGCGAAACGGTCACCGCGTCGGTACTGTCAGCAGTTGCGGAAGTTTTATCCACTGACAGGGTTACTCCCCCGCAGGGGCTTCCAGCTTAATCAGTACGCCTGCAGTGGATTTGTTACTGGTGAAATGTTTCTTCCAGTTCGCGCCGGTGCCGATTTTGGTCAGGTCAGGGTTAGCGCCCTTCGTCTCATCCCAGCTGTAACCCAGCAGTTCAACGTTAACCGTGCCCTCTGCGCGATAGCCAATGGCAAGGTTTTCCTGGTCGTTGATATCGTAGGAACGGAAGCCCGGAGCCTGTGATTCCGTTACGGATACCGCGCCGGCCACCAGCCCCAGAATCGCATCAACTGGCATGGTGTCAGTTACCAGCACCGGTTTACCCAACGTGCCTGGCTGTCCGCCATAAACCACCACGCCAGCTTCTTCGTAAATTTTGTTGTCGATAGCCTGATCAACAATGTCGAAATAGGTCGTGGAATGCATAACGAACAGCGCAACACGGTTAAATTTATCGCCGTATTTACGCAGGCCACGGGTCAGCGTTTTCTTACCATCAGTGGCAATATCCGCGGATACCGTCATGTCAGCATTTGCGCCAATGGCTGCAACAAGACCCTGTAGGGCATACTTGATATAACCTTCAAGCGTTGCATCAGCGACGTCGACGCCGATCACCTCGGAGAATTCGCTAACGTCGCGACCCCGACGTTTAAACGCCTCCTCCGTGGTTTCATACGGGCCGTATTTCCACGGCGCCTTAACGCTGACAGATTCACCGGCACCGATTTTTTTACCCGTTACCGGGTCGGTGGAGTTAACGTTGCGCGATTCGATAGAACCACCAACTTTATAGAAGGTGCGCTTGCGAAAATCACCCTCGATCAGTTCGTTGTCGAGAATGATTGCGCCGTTTGAAGCGGCGTTGAAGACTTCCAGATTATCCTGGCGACGCTCAAGAAACGCAGTCTGCGCGAGGTCGTCATAGATAATCAGGTCACTGTTTACGGTCGTAGGCATTGATTAGTCCTTACTTAGGCAATTTGAGATAGGCCTGCTGGCCATGTTTGCGGATGTAGTCCGCTTTGTCGCTTGAGCTCATTTCTGAACGTTTCAGACTACCGCCACCGCCAGCGGGTTTATGACCACCAGCCCCGGAGCCTTCGGCGCGCGGGAACAGGTGCGGGGCCGTCTCTTTCAGAGATTCAGCCCACTCAACCGGGGTGAGCGGAGTTTTGCCGTCTTTACCGAACAGAACATCGCCATTTGCATCAACTGCTACGGCCTCGCCTTCGTCGTTGAGCTGGAATGTGCCTTTAGCACGAAGAATCAGATCGTCGGATGCTTCTGGCAGCGCGCCAGCCTTAAGCGCTGCGCTGCGGATAGCATCACCCAGGACACGATCACGGAATTTGTTGGAGAACGCTTCCGCCTTTTCAGCGCGTTCATTAGCGGCTTTGATTTGCTTATCAACATCAGCACGTAGCCGCTCAGTGCGTTTATCCAGTACCTCGTCAATTTTCCCGGCGGCGATCAGTTGCGCCTCTTCATCATCAGAGAAACGCTGGAGAATAGTTTTCACCGCGTCAGGATCGATACCTTCAAAACGCTTAAGCGACTCAGTGGACTCTTTGAGCTTACCGAGTAACTCACTATTTTTATTTTTCAGGCCTGAAACCTGAGCACTGACCTGCTCATCGATCAGCTTTTGGATTTCCGGCGTAATCTCGGGCGCACCACTACCGGAGCCACCGCCATCACCACCTTCACCACCAGCTGCCGAATAATATTTAATGAGCATGTTACGAATAAGCATGTTGTCCCCTTGGGATAGTTACTGTGGGCCTGGCCCAATAAAAAAGGCCGCCCGAAGGCAGCCTGATTGAATAAGATATGTTAGTTAAAGCCTGGCGTTTCTGAATGCCTGCTCATCCTTTGAGCGCAACTGGTCCAGCGTCAGCCACTCGCCCCTGTCGTTGTAGAACTCATCGGGAGACATGCCGCCATCACGAATCAGCCTGGCGCGCGTTTCTCCGACAATCTCAGCTTGTCGCGTGAACGACTGCCGGGAGAACCAGTCCTGGTAAGTCGTATCAGCCGGAACCTGTCCATCCATACTGGCGCGCGAGCTGTCCTTGATTTCGCCGACTTTGATACCCAATTCCTCGGACGATTTCAGTATGTATGTTTCGGTGCTACGACAGCAAAAGTGGATTTTCCCCGGTCCCTGCAAATAAGGCACCTTGTGCCCTATCGGTTTGTTATCCAGCGTGTACTTGAGGCGGTCGCGGATCCGACAATCCTTTGATGTCCGGTTATCCAAAGTGGATAACCACTGCTTACCCTTCAGAATGTCGTCGTTCGCCGACGCAAAGCTTTGTCTTGCTGTTGATGCAAGATGCCCTACTGCTGTTTTCGCTATGCTGGCCGCATTGGCCCGGCTCATCTGCAGCGCACCATCCTGGTAGCCGCGGTTAGCATGTCCACGAACCTTTTTTGCGATCTGCTCATGCGTATCGCCCAGGAGAAAACCCTGCCGCACCGTATTGGATATGCGCGCCATACGATCAGCTTCGAGGTTGCTGGCCCATTCGCTTAGCAACCGCCCCTGAAATGGACGCGCCATCGCCGCGGCATAAACTGCATCCGGGGAGATGCCAACCAGTGGATGAAGAGCCAGAACATCGTCGGGAATGGCAAACTGGAAGAGGCTCATCTGAAAACTGGCCTCATGCTTCGCCAGCTCCTGCAGATCGGTAGAGAGGGCTGCATACATGGACTGTATGGCATCCTTGTTTATGGCCCTGACACTGACCAGTAACGCTTCCAGCCTAGAAACGGTAAAGCTCTCAGCGTCCAGCGTATCAATAGCCACCAGCAACCTTGCGGTAAGTTCGGCGTCGCTGTCATTCAGGACTTTTATCATCCTGTTGGCAACGCCGGTGCTGTAGCGACTAACCCATATAGCGTGGGCTATGGATTCATCCTGCAGTTTGTCATTCGCCGTTGCCATTATTGCCACCAATCAGGTTAGGCGCGCCGTTACGAATAGCGTCAATGACAGTTTCAGGGTCGTCAGCAGGATCTATCAAGTCAAGCCTCTGCAGAGCTCTGACCATATCCGTGTCGCGAATCGCACCGGACTGCCAGGCATTGACGATTGCCGTTACCATACCGGATTCAGCGACTTTGGCGATAAACTCCTGATTGATGCTGTAACGGTATTCCTCGCCTTTTATACCGAGATACCTGGCGCACCAGCCGAGCGCCAGCGTATAGGCCTCCGAGACATTGGAAACGCAAATGCCGAGCACCGATGTGGATGCGGTTTGCTCGCCGCTGGATTGCGTGGCGGTTTTAACCGCGCCGTTCTGCTCGATAAGCCGGGCGCCAAGCTGAACAGAATAATCACGCTTACTGTCCATCGCCTCTTTAGCCAGGGTGTTTGGTTGCGCCTGAGCATAGGTAAAACTCCCCTCCTTCGGCAGAAGGAATGGAGAACGAGAACCGACACGAATTCCCTTATCCTGCAGCCAGTCACGCCAGGCGGTATCAAGCCCGGAAATCACCGGCTGAACCTGACCGCAGAAAAATACGCTGTCTTCGTAATCTGCCGAATTTCGATAATGGCCAAGGTTAATTTCAACGAGGGCGGCTAAAGGCGACTCGTCGATGCTGGGATCGTTATTTTGTGCACCAACGAAGGTAAAGGGGATCTCATCCCAAAAATCCTCACCTTTAGGCTTCGGGTGATACTCAGAATCGACAGAAAAAGAGCCTGCGTCAGCTGACTTTCGCCATACCCGGCAGACAAACTTTCCGTTCTCCAGAGCCAGTTCGCGATACTGGATTTCATCCTCGTACGCAAAACCATCTTCCTTTTCCATGCATTCGCGTAAAACTACCAGCACTAGTTGATCACGTCCATTGATGCGTTTGGTGCGCCAGTTAATGATGCTTTCCGCCTGATAACGAAGGATGATCGCCTCGTCGGTCTCAGCTGCATAATCCGTATACAGCCCCTCGCGTGCGGCTTCCAGAATATTTTCTGTAACCTGCTGGGACTGCTGATAAATGCTGGCACCAGCACCATCGGCGTTATCACGAAGATAATTCAGTTTATCCGGCGCGGTCATGGTCGGGTCTTTTCGGAATGCCAGCCCCAGTAAACCCACCTTTGTATTGCCCGTTATCGCGTAGAAAACGGCGCGCTGAATGTAATCAGCATTGCGCTTTTTATTGCGTGCAGACTTATCGGACGGATCCAGAAAAGGGAGGTATTCATTCCCGGCGGCCTTTACAGCATCAGCCCCTTTGCACACGTCACGAATTTTTTTCCACACGGGCATCGCCGCCCTGACCTCAGGGCGGACGTAAGTAATATCATTATTGGCCATATCAGAATGTCGTATCGAGGGTGATGTCGAACGCTGTAGCGTTGACAGGGAACAGGTACACGATTGGATAACCACCGCCATCATTGCCGTGGTCAAAGCCGCCTTTCTTATCTGGCTCGCCTTTATCGTTATAGACCTGTCGCTCCAGGCACTGAGTGAATTTCGGGCAAGTTACCGTGTTAACCATCATCCTCCGCTCGCCGTAGGTATTGCATAGCATTGAGTTGACAGCGTTTATCCGGTCCCTTACTGCCGGGTTGCTGTCATTAACCAGCACAGAGAATCCAGCATCATAGAGCAGAGAAATATCCGACTCGCTGGCGTTGCTGGACTTCCTGTTTTTCCCTGAAGCATCGGGATAGATATTGATTGTGTGCTTCCCTTCCTCGTACCGAGTCTTAATCGCTTCAATCATTGCCGGAGTATCAAATACATCCATGAACTCATCTACAGCCCGTGGAAGCCTATCACGCAGCACATAAACCACTGCCGCCATTTTCCCCACGTTAAAGTCCATACCGATATGCAGCGCTTCACCTGGTTTAACGGTTTCATCAGTATGATTTTTACGGCGATCAAAGCAGTAATAGACAACGCCCTGATAGTTTTCGAACGAAGCTTCATATTCCTGCCTGAACGTTCTGGGATCCATTCGCCGGCGAGCTGCTTCCAGTTCTTCTGGCGGAACATTTCCACCATCCACCGAAGTATAAAGCCAGCTTTTATGGTCAGGCTCTCGGTTGTCCTGTCCGGCAAGCCATGAATCATAGCAATGGTTAAATCCCTTGGGTGTGCCAATCCGGAGAGCATGTCCACCTATAAACTGCACACCATTTACGATATACCGACAAGTCGACAGCATCGGGCGCAATACTTCCTCCCATGCTGCATACGGGCAATCAGCCCATTCATCCACCAGCACGAAAAATAAGCCAGACCCACGCAAATCATCGTAGTTATTCAACCCGACGCATCGCATTATGTGTCCGCTTTTAAGAGTGATGGATAATTCTGTCTCGTTCGGCTTCGATGCCCGCCAGTGTGGAGGTATGGATTGTTTCAGCCTTCGCCAGAAAACACGCTTTGCCTGTTTTTGTGTGGGTGCGCAATACCAGATTTCATCCTCTACACTGACTTTCCATTTCTGCGCCAGTCTGGCAGCCCTGCGCATTTCCGCTTTGCCCAGGAATGTTTTGCCAAACCGGCGACCGCATACAGCATCCCTGAAACGCGCTGAGCGCTGCCATCCCCAGACGTAAATATTTGCCTGTTTCGGTGTCAGGCTGACAGCATCGCTGCTAGAGGATTGGATCATCTGGAGGTTCCTCATCGGGAGTTATTGGCTGAAGTTGATAATCCTCTTCAAATCCCGTCGGGTTTTTATCCAGGGCTATCTCCTGTCGAAGCTGGTCGATCTCCAGTTGCCGGCGCTCGATTTCAATCTGCTGTAGACGCTGGGCGAATTCACTATCAGCCAGTCCGAGACGCTTCATCACCGCCTCGAACATTCGTTCGCGGCTGATAGCGGTTATCTCCACACCGTTCTTTCCGAGCTTAACGCCGGAATAGGCAAGTGCAGCATCAGGCGCCAGCTTGCGCGTATCGGCGAAGAAAGGCTGGCCGATGCCATCACCATTACAGCGAGGACATTTCGGGTTAGGCGAGCTGGTATGGTCGTAACCGTAGCCGCCTCTGTCGTTTGGCTCTTTCCCTTTCTTCGCTAAAGCCTCAGCCAGCTTCTCTTCGAACTCAACCGCATCGCGCCATTGATACTGGTGACCGAAGCCCCAGCAGTAACGGCAGCTCCCGCGGCGATACTGAGAAAGTTGGTTGGCGTCGAATGTTGCCAGCCGCCACATCTGCTCAAGCACTTCATCAGCGCTGCCAAGCGTGCGCACAATGGAGGCTTTCTGCTGCTGCGCAATGGCCTGCGCAACTGAAGTTTTCTGAAGCAGCTGATAGCCAATTTGTTCAGCAGTCTTCTTGCTGTACCCGGCACGGATAGCGGCCTGCGTGGCGTTGTGGTCCTTCAGGTATTCTGCGACAAATAAACGTTGCTGATCGGTGAGGCCATCATCATCCACCAGCTCTTCTGCGCACTTTTCCTTTTGCGCAGTGCGCAGTTTCTTCTGCGCAGGTTTTTGCGCAGTTTGCGCAGTGGGTTTCTTGATGTATCGGCGGGCAGTAGCGTAATTCAGTCCCTGCGCTTCACACCAATCCTTCGGTGATACGCCGGTTGCGGCATGATCGGACAGGAACCGTCGCTGAAGCTCGCCCCAGTCCGGTTTTGCCATGGATTATTCCTATTTAACGTGAGGGAGAAAAAGGAATTACTGATTCTCCATAAAATATTCACTTTTATGTTTTGGAATTAAGGCTCTTTAGTTCAGGAGTTATTATGAAAAGAATTATGCTTGCTGTTTTTGTGATCTGTGGTGCGCTGTCTCTTTCAGGATGTATCCTTCCCCCTGGGCCTCATAGCGGCGGACATGGTGGAGATCACTTCCATGGTCCAGAGCATCGTTAACCGCCTGAGGACTTCCATTTTACAGAAATGAAAAAGGCCGCAAAATTATGCGGCCTTTGGTCACTACCAACCAGCGTATAAAGAATCTCTCAGGAGCCAACAGAGAGAGGCTTTTCTGCTTTTTAACTGACCACTGCCGTTTTGGTGTTGGCTGGCAGTGATAACGTGATGATAGCTTCATTTAAGTTATCGAAAGCATTTAAATATCGAAAGAGCTCATTGAACCAATCATTTTCAACTTGCCGGAACATTCAACCAGAGCACCAGGCATCTCTGCTGGTCTTTTGATGGCAATTCTCAGCTCTCCCGAACGAGGCCGGTAACTAACAATTTACTCGACAGTTTCTTCGGCATTAACCCAAAGATCTAGATGCTTGATGTAGCGTTGGATGGGCACATAAATAACCACCCCATCTACAAGGTTAATGGACTTGATAACACATCCCTGCGGAGCTAAATAATCCCCATCACAATGAGGGTGAATAGAGTGCTCGTCACCGTATCGATAACCATGCGGAAGTTGAGGGAGTGAATTTCTTGTCATGGGCAGCTTCTTAGATAGAAGGAATTGAAAATCCATAGTGCCTTAATGCACCTGACTTAGATACCAACTTTTCATTTTTCAGCGCTCTGTTGTCTCGTATTCTGATTTTTTGTTCATGTGGCCATGTAAATTTCAATACCTAAAGTATTCTGCGTTTGTAGCTGAATTACCTGGAACCCTTCTCTGTGAGCTGCGAGCAATTGGCCTGCACTGCTTTGTTGTGCGCCAGGATGTCACGCTTGGTCTGCTTATCCAACACATCGATATCGTGGTCAGTCAGGTAGATGATCCGCACCCAGCTGCAGGCCGTGTCAACGACTACCGGGGCGGGTAAACTTTTCGCGCAACTCCCGATCAACATCGTCATCGCCCATACGCTTAACGTCTTCCTGTACATCGCTGGCCCCTTTCGTGACTTCAGCACGGCGTTCTGCCGCGGCGACAGTAGCAGCGGCGTTCTCTTCGGTACGTTGCTGATCAGCTTTGGCTTTAGCCTTACTGGCCCCGCGAGCATGACCAATGCCGAACGCGCCAGCAATAGCACCCAGGATGACGACCACCAGTCCCGCGATAATTTCAAAGCTCATTGCTGCTCCTTCAGTTCGTCGGCCTTTTCTTTCAATGCTGGCTGGCGTACGTATTGCGATAGTACGGCCAGCACCACCAGCGCAGGGCTAATCAACGCAACGATATTTGGCGGCAGGATGTTTTTGATATCCGGCGGCAGCACCGCCCAGGCGTGCAGCGCAGCATCCGGGAACGACTGCGCCCATACACCAACCAGCGCGCCGATAGCTCCCAGCTTTACAGACCACGTTTTCAGCAGCAAGCTGGCATGCCCTACGAACTCTAGCCGGGTATATTTGCGCAGAAGTAACAGAACGAGCACAGCCACCAGCACAAGCAAAGCGAAAATAATCATCTTCACAGGACACGCTCCTTAACCCAGCCGTAGAGAAAATCCTCGTTGGCTTCGCGGCCCTCCGCCAGTTCGAGGTATCTGGCACCCTGGCTGCAGTTCAGCGCACGCAACAGAACCTGTTCACCCTCTTTCCCGCGGGCGGAAAGGTATCCCTTAAGCGCGGTGATGGTTCGGGGACCAATGGCGCCATCCGGAATCAGATCGGGATACAGCTTTCCGCGCATATTCATTGCGGTCAGCCAGCGCTGGAAAAACTTACTGGCTACAGATGGCCCCATGTTCACGCCAGTGTCGCAAAGCTCATCTGCCAGTAACGTAGATAGAGCTGCCACCTGGTCAAACCGGGGGCCGGTCCAGTAATCGCTCAGCAGGATTTGCTTTGCTGTTTCCCTGGGCAGGTTCCGCATATCACCGGTGTAGCCATGTGCACGGGCGGTGGTCTGCGTGATGCCCCAGCGGGTCGGCCCGCCTTTATCCGACGGATGATCGACATAACCACCCTCCTTGCCGAGGATCCCCTCGATAATCTGGTCTGCTGTCATTGTGCTTTCACTCCGGTGATTCGTTCCCAGAAATACGTGAGCGCTACGGAACCCATAGCACCACTGATACCGGCAGTGGCCAGTATCATGTAAATACTCAGCCCACCTTCAATGCTGATGAGCCCACCAATGACCCCGGTAAAAGCCGAAACCACAATTTGCGCAAAAGCATTTATCCAGCTCCATTTTGCTTTGCCCTGCTTCACATCCATCAGGAATCGGACAAGTCCGCCCCAACCAGCAATGATCAGCAGAGCCAGCCAGGTGATTCCGGCCATGCTCTCTTTGTCTTGCATATGCTTTGCCATAGTTTCACCTCCGGGTTAACGGGGTGCTGTGTGAATAAAGGGGGCAGGCCCATCGGGCTGATTTAGCGACAAGCCTTAAAAGGAGTCATCCGTGAGCCAGAAATGAAAAAGGCCACGTATTAGCGCAGCCCTTAAATGTTTTTGGTTAGTTGAAGTGCCTTAATCAGACGAAAAAAAGCCCGCTCAGAGGAACGGGCAGAAATGTAGGCAATACTGATTCTGTACCGGATCGAGACGTACCTAATAGTCCGAGCTACCGATTTACCAGGAGAGCGCTCGCTTTTTCCGTTACTGCCTTTTAAACATAGCTGGAGAAGCCGAAACAGCAACCCCACTACCAAATAGCTTAGTAGCATTGCGTGGTGCCGGGTGCCTCCCGGTGAGCATGCCCCAGTCGGCATGGCCCGCGCTGCATTTACAGGNTCTGTAACTGTGTGAGTCTGCCAGTAATGTTTGGGGGAAGTTGTTATTTTGGCAAACCCGGGACTTGATTACCTGTAAAAGGTCTGAGTACTTACTCATATTTTCACCAGTTGATGTTTTAATCATTTGCGAATCAATTTTATCAAAGAGAAAAACAAGCCGCTACACGCTGATAACATCAGGCTGGGCGGTTATGGTGAGCCGATACCTCAGACAAGCAGAGTATTGAAACCAGAAAGACTGAATGTTAAATTTCTGGTGTGGTGAATCCCCCTATGCGGAGGGGCGTCCAGTCAGTTACAGAACCTGTAAATGCAGCGCGGGCCATGCCGACTGGGGCATGCTCACCGGGAGGCACCCGGCACCACGCAATGCTACTAAGCTATTTGGTAGTGGGGTTGCTGTTTCGGCTTCTCCAGCTATGTTTAAAAGGCAGTAACGGAAAAAGCGAGCGCTCTCCTGGTAAATCGGTAGCTCGGAC